GTCAACACGGACGTGGTTGCGTATTGACATCAGAACCATGGCAATTCCCTGTCGTTGCTGTCCACCCTCTCACTTCGGGTCGGGCAAATTTGATAAGAAAGACATATAAACGGAGAAAATCATGTCAAAAATTATACAAGCAATAGTAGATACATACACTCATAGTACAGAGCTATACATCACTACCAATAACCTAGATCGCCACTCTTCAAACGATGGATGGAAAGTTATAGATACTCTCAAGTTTCATGCAGAGCGTAAACTAAAGAGAGAGATCCAAGATCTAGAGTTCTGGATTTCCAGACAGTCAGAGAGAGAGACCACCGCTAAAACTTGGATGAACAGGTATCGAAGTCAATTCAATGGTGATGAGATCAGCACCAATAACCTTCAAGCGTCTGTCTCTAAGTATAAAGCAGAAAGCTTTGCTCTCATGTTAATGCAGTCTGAACTTTCAGCAGCCCAGTCAGCGTATAAAGGAATGACCGGCGCAACCTACACAAGCATTGAGAGCAAACCAGATGCAGAGATGCCAGATGACATCAAAGCAATGTTTGCAGAGCTAGATGCTCTTGAAGCAGCCAACGAGCCAGAGATCAAAGCTAAGAAGAAAGCTTAGACATTGGGACATTGGAGGGAGGTCGAAAGGCCTCCCAAAAATTTCGCGCTCGCTTCGCTCGCTTTTTATACTCTTGCGGAGAGGGCTTGACTTGCTGCATACGTGCAGTTACTATCATATTGAAACCAATGCAAAAGGAGAAGTTTATGTTGGAATCAGCTACATCAAAACAGCTATGGAAAATTAATCAACTTGCTTGGGAATACTCACAGCTTGTTGAAAAATTAGAAAACAAAGGAGAACTCAAGTTAATTACTGAGGCTTACTTTCCAATCACAAAATCAATTGCAATTGATGTGATAAAGAAAATGATAAAAACAAATGAAAAACTTGCTGAATTAGTAGCAATGGAAAAGGAGAATGAAAATGTTAATGCTTAATCCAGATGTTGATGCACCTTCGGATCATATTGTGCAATCATTAGGTTTCTTACCCTATTGGGTGAGAGACTTCTGCGCTCAAGCAGATGATGAACACAAGCAGTGTGATTTAGTTGAGTACATGACAGAGCAGTATGGTTTTGGTAAGCTGTATAAGTTTGGCTCAAAGCTAGTCGGCAAGAAACTCATATCAGAATACGAAGAAGATGATGATATGGATTATCTTGCTGCATACGATACGCCAGTGGGAACAGTTTACTTTTTCCAGTACGCTATCGTTGCACTGCCAAGAGTAGAAGAGAATGATTACTTTATTACGAGGATGGATTAATGGCACGTTGGACTAGACAAGACTTTGAGTTTGTTGCTGATGAGATAGCACCTTTCTTACATTGGCCTACTAATATCAAAGAACTATCGCAAAAACTTAAGCGCATGAACCCAAGATTCGATGCGGATAAGTTTGAACGCAGAGCAATAGCAGCTTGGGAAGAACGCTATCAAGAAAGCTTGGAGGAGTTACAAGATGAAGTCCCATATTGATGCAATGGATCACATGTTGAATGACATATTCAAAAAAGTTTTCTGGGAACCTCTCGAACAGAAAGAGAAAGAAGAAAGCTTTTGCCCCGACTGTGGAGGTTGGGGTTATGTTGAACGTGAAGTCACTGTACCTATGAGCTTTGATCGTGACGTTGGTTACATCGACACTGATCATATCGATTGTCCTGACTGTCTGGGAACAGGGCAAAACCTAAGTGAAATAACAGAGGAGGAATAACAACAATGTCATGGGCAGTAGCACATCCCCCTTTACTGCCCTTGACATCTTACTTTATGTTGCTCCATATATGCAGTATGAAAGCATACTTAGATACTGTCAAAGATCAAGCAAAACTAAAGGGTGTAGATTTGTTTACAGCCTTCAAGTATGCAGGTCTTCCGACATCTACATACTACCGAACGATCAATGGGCAAACTGAAATGCGGTTTAGTACCGCGTGTTCTGTTTTAGATGCGATAGATGAGCAACACAGAAAAGACGAAGCCGCCAAGCGTACCAAACAACTACGAGACTCTGGTCAGGTTGTTAATAGACGCTCGGCACGAAAGGGCATTAAGCCAAGAAAGCTTAGCGCGTAAGATTGGTTGCACTGAATCTTTGGTTCACAAGTGGGAGCAGTTCAAGCGGATGCCTTCTGGGTTTATGTTAATGTGTTGGTTAGAGGCATTAGAATATGACATCGAAGCAATTAAGAGGTAAGGCTGCAACGTGCAAACTATGTGGAGACAAAACATATTGGTATGTCGCAATACTAAAAGGCAACCATGAATCATCAATGCAAAAGTGTTGGTTCATTTGTTTGCACTGCTATGAGGAAGAGCCGTGGTCAATAGAAATAAAAATAAAGGAACTTACCATGAAAAGTGGTTCGTCAAGTGGCTTACAGAAATCGGTATCAAAGCGAAGAGGCAACCACTCTCAGGCAGCTTGGGAGGAGAGTATTCGGGAGACATCAAGCTCGAACTCAAAGGAAAAGAATTGGTGGGAGAAGTAAAGTATAGGGATGTATCAAACTTCCCAAGCCCATTCAAAGTATTAGAAGGTCGAGACATAGCCTTTTATAAAAGACGGAGAGGAACTCCGCAAACTTTAGTCATTATGTCTGGTGAAATGTTTGAACAACTAATGGAGAATCAAGATGGAATCACAGAACAAACAGATCAAAGCTTACCTTGAAGAAGGCAACAGCATCACTGCAATACAAGCATTAGAAAAGTTTGGATGCTTTAGATTAGCGGCACGTATTAAAGATCTAAAAGAAACTGGCATGGTCATTGATAAAGCTATGATTGCTAACAATGAGGGCAAGCATCATGCTATCTATTGGGAGGTAAACTAATGCCATTATTTAATGTTGGGTTTCATTATGCAGAAGGTATGTTTTTAACTATAAATGCAAAAGATGAAGATGAAGCATCTTATTTGGCGAATCAAATCTTAGAAGAATACTCAGGCAGCATAGAAGAAATACATTCCATGAAACATGTTGAGAATTATAAATGTGTTCATAGAGAGTCTATGATTACAGATATTAAAGAGAGTAAATAATGGCTCAGTTTAAAAGACTATCAGGTAACGCTTCTTCTTGGGATGCACATGTTAAACGAGCAAGCACCTCGCCAAGTCTTGCTGCGGAATATCGCAAGTCCTCTTGGAGAATAGACACACACAGAATTATGGCTAACAGAATTAAGAATGGGGAGGGAGTGGGACACTACTGGCTCGAAGGTAAACTCAAGAAAGAGTTGCTTGAGATGACAACAATAACTGAAGATGACTTCAAGAAATACCTTGACCCTACTGCACAAACGCAGTACACAAGACCTTACAATGATGGAGAAAATTAATGGAGCGTAAGGGTTTTATCGGTGGCTCTGACTGTGTAAAAATAATGCAGGGCAACTGGTTGGAACTATGGCAGGTCAAGACAGGTCGCGTCGAGCCTGACGATTTGTCTGACAATATTGCGGTGCAGCTTGGTGTGCATACTGAGCAGTTCAATTTGGATTGGTTTGCAAGACAGCATGATTGTGTCCTTGGTGGCTTTCAGTCTGCTTACAAAAAACAAATCGGTAATGTTCCTGTCAAGGGTACAGTCGATGCAATGAATGGAAGCAATCCAGTAGAAGCAAAGCACACCAATTCATACAACAGTATGGACGATGCAATTAAATATTACATGCCACAGTTACAAATGTATTCTCACTTGTCTCAGTCGGATGGCATCTGGGTATCAATAATTTTTGGGAATAATAAATGGGAGTCAGCATTTGTCTCATATGATGAAGAGTATTTCAATTCAATGTGGGCAGTGGTGTCAGACTTCTGGGGTTATGTGTTACGCAATGAAGAGCCAGTTGGTATTGACACACCGACACTCTCAACAAACCACATCCCGATTGATGATATGGTCGTGCGAGATGCAAGCAGGGACAACCAGTTCTGTTATGCCGCAATCACGTACGTCAACTACTATGAAAAGAATAGGGTCTTTGACAACGCAAAGAAAGACCTTAAACAAATGGTCGGTGATAACGAACGAGAAGTATACAACGACCAGATCTCGGTGAAACGAGACAAACGTGGATCACTTAGGATAACAAGGAGAAATCAATGAAAGACCACATAAAATTACTAATCAAAGTACGCAATGAGATACAGCCTATCAAAAAGAAAGGCAGCAATCCTCACTTCAAGAGTCAGTACGCTACACTCGAGGATGTTATCGAAGCGGTTACTGAGCCACTACAAAACAATGGCTTCTTTCTTAGCCACATCTGTGGCAAGGACGAGTTCGGTGCGTATGTATCTACTGAATTGTTTCATGATACTGGCTTCACGCTGCAAACAAAAGTCCCTGTTGTCTTGAGTAAGCAGGACATGCAAGGGCTCGGTAGTGCTATAACATACGCTAGACGCTACGGAATACTATCCATTCTCAATCTTCCTACTGAAGATGATGATGGTAACGATGCTTCCCGAAAGGTGAGCGGCTCCTCAAGTAAGCCGCAAACCGTTGGGAATATAAAGCACATAGATTTCTAATTCTTGAGGACTGGGAGGGGCTTCTTCCTAACCCGAAGAAGTAAGGGGCTGGGGCCAGCTTACGACACCTATTCCCTCCTTAATTATCACCTGATGGGTGGCAGGTTTCTCAAGAACCACCCACTTAACTTAACAAAGGAGTCAGAAGCATGACAGAATACGACAACACAGATACAGGCGCAGCCTTCACACCATTCACGACACAAAGACTTATCTTGCAGGGTAAGATTAATAGTGGAGGCACTGACATGAAAGTTACCTGTGTTATGGATGAGACAAAAGACGGCAAGCAAATCATTGAAATATACCAGAAGGTCGGTGTATTATTTCAGAATGAAGGTATGAAAGAAGGAGCTCCAGATTATACTGGCCCACTCTTTGATGATAAAAGACTTGCAGCTTGGAAAAAAATGAAGGATGAAAAACCTTACATGTCTTTCTCTGTTTCAGATAAACTGGACAAGGGTCAGTACACAGAAGGTAAGTCTTCAATTGGTGAAGATAAGATCCCATTCTAATAGCGGTCACGCTTAGTAGGTTTTCTTCTCCGTTCCCTACTAGTTGACACAACTGGCCTCCCTTTAATCGGGGAGGTCTTTTTATAAGAGGAAACATAATGGAAACATATGCACAAATGAAAGTACGCCATGAGCGAGAGGTAAAAGAACTAATACTAAAGTTCAGTAAAGATCATACAATTGCTCAAGCAGCAAAAAGAATTGGTATGGACAAGGACAAGCTCAGACGCTTTGCACATTACCACGGAGTATCATTTAAGAAAAAGTATGGGGATGATATAACAAAGTGTGATACAGTATACAGAAAGAAAACAGTTACACTTTCAGCAGCACCTTGGGAAATGCAATGATAAATTTATTCTGGACTTTTCTTGTTATCACTTACTGGGTTGAAGGTGAGAGGTTATCAACTAGCATCCTCCTTCCAAGCGAACAACAATGTTATTCTGTTATGAACAGAGGTATACTAGATGGTATATACTTTGAATTGTTAGGCACATACGGTAAAAATATAATGATGTCTTGCAAGCCAACACCAGTTATCTCAAAGAAACTAATCAAGCCAAGGACAAGGCCAATAGATGCCGATTAAAGACCCAATAAAAAGAAAAGAATATCAGCGAGAATACGGACGCAAATGGTACAGACGTAACAGAGAAAAAGTTATTGCATCGAACAAAAAAAATAAAAGAAAGAGACACAATGCTTGGTTGGCTTTCAAAGCATCTCTTAGTTGCAATACCTGTGGCATACAGCATCCTGCTTTAATTGACTTTCATCACAGAGATGGCTCGACAAAAGAAAGCGAAGTAAGTACATTTGTAAATCAAGGACAGTATTCAAGAGCTTACAAAGAAGCAGCAAAATGTATTCCGCTCTGTCCAAACTGTCATAGAGTTTTACACTGGGAAGAGAGACATGCAACTACCTGAGTACTTTAACACTGCAAATAAAATTATAGAAAGAGCGCACAGAGGACTGCCACACGATAGATGGATGATTGGCAACAAAGAAATGGAACACTTTCTAAAAGCTTACATGGATCTGCTAGACATATGCAACAAAATGAATATGGATATTATCCAACGTGGCACAGACTCAATGAGTACAGATCCAAATAATACTTAAATGATTAGTTCGAAGTGAGGTCCATCAATGAATGGTCTGCGTCCTTGCGATCTTCTCAAGTCAACGTATGCGTTCATTGCTTCTTCCATTGATCCATCCCATTTAGATATATCCATTGGGTATGGATCAGATGGTGTTGCCCAAGCAGCACCCCAACATACACCGATGTCAAACTTACGAGCAGCTTGTGCCATTGCGTCAGCTATATCATCATATAGATTCAGTTCCCAACTGGCTCTTGACCCTACGTAAGCCATGAGATCTACAGCTATTCCATCAAGGTGTTTGCTTTTCATGGTTTGGCTTGCACCAGACTCGACTAACTTGCGTTGCTCTCCTTCAGTTCGCTTGCCGCAAATCACTCCGAAGTCAACTTTAGTTACCTTGATTGCTTCCCTCACAACATACTGCATACGAGGATCAACAGTGTTTAATCTATTATTACTTCTCTTTGATAATTCAAAACCCATTTTATTTCCTTTTAAAGAACTTTGTGGCAGAACGCACAGCAAAGCTACTAGCTACTATAACACCTAATGTATACTGATACCACTCAGGCATCTGCTCCAACGCTGTGAAGCCCTCTGCAACAACGTTACGCCCCCATTCACCAGTGAACACTAAACATAATGGAATAGAAAAAAGCAGAACCAACCATTCGTCCTTCCAAGAATTTTGAGAACCTTGCGCCATTATGCGTTCCCAATCTTGAACCGATGTTTCTTTTGAAACTAAAATTTTTGCTTTGGCTTCAGCCTCTGTAAGTTTGAGCTTTGCGTTTGCTTGTTGAGCTTGTGTTTTTGCATTGAGCCAACCACCTGCTAACTCAGTGATTGGGCCTATCAGTGCTTGTAGCATTGTTACCTCCCTTTGTTGTTGCAGATTCTTTTGACATCCAAATCCCAAAGCATCCTGTCAATGCACCCATGCACACCGACACTAATCCAGATTGCTCTAAGCTTGGGGAGGGTAAAGACATATACCAATGCACAGCTTGATAAGTTAAAACTGTAACAGCTAACATCATTAGCCGTGGGATTATCTTCCAATCATCTACTATAGTATGTGCCATGTAAAACCTCACTTGTTAGTATATAAACAATGAACAGCAGAATTAGTATTGTTAATTAAAACAGCAGCCTCTGCTTTTTCTAGTTCACAGATCTCCTCTGAACCATAAGTTCCAATCTGATAGTAAGTAAAAGCTCCATTCAGGAATTGCATCCAAACTAAAAACCACATCACCATCTACCCTGATATTTGCCAAGAAAATAAAATAAACAAAACAAGATGCCACCACTAACAGCAAAAATAAAAGCACCAATAGCAAAGTTAATAGCCGCATCCATCTGCTCTTGTTTTCTATACAACTCTTGTTTTCTTTTTCTACGCATCTGAGCCTCAATACTTAAGACTTCCTTCCACGCACTCGGTCCGTATGTAAATGAGATATGATCTTTAATCTCAGCCCTCATTTGCTCCATCTTTTTTTTATGTGCAAAGATTTCTATTGCAGTCTCTTCATCAGATCCTTTGAATGTCTTCTTCCAGAAAGGTGGGTTCTTCTCTCTCTCTTCGATGTTAGTAAAATCAGAGAAAGCTTTGCCCCAGTTAGCAAGCTGACTTGTCATATCTTGGAAATCTTTACCTGCACCAATAGCAGCCTTCAGTCCTTTGAAAGCACCAGTTGCCATCATTACACAAGAAACTGGGTCCATTACTCAGCCGCCATTTTCTCCAAAGTTTCACGGATAGCCTTTATATTTTCATCTATTCTAGCAGACATTAAAGCTTGCGCTTGCGCTGTATTCTCTAGCTTGTCTATACTAATTTCATGACGTGCAATGTTCCTAGCATTTTCATCAACGTCGCTCCCAAGGGTACTTACATACCAAACAACACCACCAACCTGTAGAGATATTGCTATTATGAGAGCGACCTTTTCCATTACTTTTCTAACTCTTGTTTAAGTCTTTGCATGAAAGCATCACGCCCAACTTGCAGTTGCGTTAAGTTAAACTGTGTGCTTGCTATCTTTTGATCTAAAGAACTAATGTGATTTACACAGCCCTTTGCTTCGTCTGATAGTTGATCTTCGGTATATTCTATATCGTCAATCGTGATGGTCTTTTTATCTTCAACCATGTTGATCTCCTTTCTAAGTTAAGCAGCCCAAGGTTGTCCTGAGCCTGTGGTTGGTGTTTTCTTAACAGCAATATTATCAGCAATAGCTGTTTCAATCGCGTCCTTGTCTAGCGCAGCTTGCGCCCATGCAATGCAGTTAGCTTCCGTTACGCTGTCGTAAGCAATGAAGCCATCTGCGCTAGCATCTGGTGTGTGGCCTGTTGTGCCGTATTGACCGTCAGTGTAGGTAACAGCGTCATCGCCAGAGCCTACTGTTTCCGTTCCACTACAACGCCAGTGAATGACGTTAATGCCACCGTCACTAAGGTTGCGTTCTACGGTGGGGATAGTCCAAGTGTATGTTATAGCCATGATAAATCTCCTATATTGCTGCTATAATAAAGGCTAAGAGTTCGCTGTATCTTACGCCCATGCGTGTACGTTCTTCGCCAGTTTCTTCAGTCCAAGTGCTAGAGATAAACATTCCGTAATCCCCTGCGTCCAATCCTTCAGCCGCAAATGCAGCCTGTAAGTCTTGAGCTATGATACCAAAGTGAGTTCTAGCTTTGTCACCCTTCTCAGCTACTTTGGCCTTCCAACGAAACTTACGCAGCAAGCCTTTGGCAGCGACTGCTACCTTTTGCTCTGCGTCTGTTAGCTCTGCAATGTCTTGCTTTTCGTTGCGGTCAGATGTTTGGATTGTGCCGTTGGTGGCGTAGATGTCATCCCAACGAGAGGACACGTTTCCGAGGTCCATAGCATTATCATTGTTAGTTCCAGTGGATGTGCTTGGTTTGAAAACGCCATCTGCCCAAGCGGTGTACGCGTCCGTGTTAGAAGGTGAACCCATATAGCAGTAAAGACCGCCTTGCGACCCAATACTCCCCACAGTGGCGCCGCTTTTGTAAAACGAAATAAGGTTTCCATCATCAGTGTTGCGATTAACTAAGAAAGGCGTAGAACCGCTATCTGATACAGAAGCATATCCAGAAGCCCGTGCCTCAAAGCCATCCGTTGCATAGCCAGCACTCGTCTTACCCACCAGCAAGTTACCGCTGCTATCTATGCGCATACGTTCTTGATAAGCATTAGAGCTATCATTTGTATAAAACAGTAGATTAGCGCCGAAGGCATCACCTGCCGATTGACTTGCTATCTTTGATCGAACAACATTGCCGTAACCATATGCAGGGCCGTTGTTCCCGTACAGCGTAAGCTCTGCGGCATTAGCGCCACCACTAGTAGCTGATATTTTTAATTTACCGTCTGTTGAACTCGTCCCGATGCCTACGTTGCCCGATGAGTCGATGCGCATACGTTCTGTAGTGTCATGCTTAAACAGCGTGTTTGTTCCATCATGCTGTAGAATAAAGGATGTACCACCACCAGAAATATCGTCCATTTCTAATGTAGGTAGGTAGCTTTCAATCTTAAAACCGCCAGTGCCATCGCTTGTTGCATCAGTAAGTGTTAATGGTCTGCTTGGACTTGCAGTTCCTATGCCAATTTTGCCATCGCCACGCACATACAAATATGAATTTGTACCATCTTTGTCATATACACGAAAACTGGCATCAGCACTGGTGCTTCCTGCGTTAACGCCTAAACCCCAACTTGTTCCTGAGCCAGTATTGCCTTTCACAAATACAGTATTTGAACCTGCGTCTCCTTGAACTACTAACCTTGAGCCTGTGGAAGCAGGATCAGAAAAGTTAATACCAACGTGTCCCGAATTAGCTATACGCATACGTTCTGTGTCGGAAGTTAAAAATGCAATAGGTTTATATGCACCTGATGAAGAATAACTGGAAGATATTCTATTCGTATCGGATGATGAGTCATAACCCATACCAATGTATGTGTCATTAGCAGAGTTAATTGATACAACTCCAAAAGAAGCTGCGCTTGTATTACCAGATTGTTTGACTGATAATCTGTTGGGTGGTGAACTCGTCCCAATGCCCAAACTCTCAGCGCTCGCATCCCAGAAGAACTTTGCTGTCGTGCCTGTGTCCTCGTAGAAGCTGATGTCTCCTGTAGCCCCATCAAACAAAGCAAAATCAACGCCACTTCTTCTTATCTTAATGTCATTTGGTAAAGATGCGTGGCTTGATCCATATAGAATAATATTTGAGCCTGTGTTTGAATTATTTCCTCCCGACAATGCGACACTGCCATCATCAACAGTTGATCTGAACGCACCGCCCGAGGTAAGTGTAATTGCACTAGCCGTAACAATATTATCTTTCAACACAACACTATCTATTGTTACACCACTGCCTGACGTAGTTTCATCAATAGTATTTGTTGTTAGCTTTTGCCCCGAAGAAATAACAGCATCTGTTGATCCAGTTGTATTACCATTTGCTAAAACTTCTGCCCAAGTGTCGGCTGTAGCAACTTGAGCATCTACATAAGCTTTTACAGATTGTTGAGTAGGAACAAGCGTAGCACTGTTTGATGACATATTATCTTCATCAACAAATGCTGTGACAGTAATTGAACCATCTGATAAACTGCCATACGTTACAGTCCCACTAGCAGTTAGATTGCGAAAACTAGAAATGTCTTTATTTGTATCAACAACAACTGCTTTGCTTGCCGCTACTGTTCCAGCTGTCACTCCGTCAATCGCTTCTAAATCATTCTCATTAATGTCTGCGCTGCCAATAACAAAGCTACCACCAGTAATTGCACCTGTAGCAGTTAGATTGCGAAAGCTTGCAATGTCTTTATTACTATCAACAATAACTGCCTTGCTTGCTGCCACTGTACCCGCTGTTACATCATCAAGAGCCTCTAGCTCCGCTTCAGAAATAACCGCGCCAGAACCTAATGTAATAGTTCCAGAAACCTCTAGGTTTCCATTTACATCAATCAGGGTTGCATTAAGTTCAATTTCATCCGTTGCATTAATATCTAACGTAGTTGCATTAGGCGCATTTATATATTGTGACGCATCATTGAATTGTAGTTGTCTAGTGCTGTTTAACAGCAAACCAGTATCCGCAACATGAGTTAATGTAACATCTGTATCTACACCAAAACCTAGAACAGCAGCATCAGATGCTAGTGTTAAATCATCACCAACAGTTAGATCACCTGCAGGGCTACTTACATCAATGATTTTATCATACTTAGAGCTATTGGTATTTGTAGTAAGAGGCTGAGAACCAGAGCTAGTATGCGCTGCATTTACAATAAACACATTATTTGTTGTTGTGTCTTTAACTAGATCACGCTCAACATAAGAAGTAGATGCAGCCCAGTTGCCCTTAAAAGTTCCTAACTCTTGGGTTACAAGAGTATTTCCTGTACTATTAAAAGCAAGAACTTTATTTATTCTGTCAGCAGCTATAGGCAAAGTAAGTGTTGCACTCGTATCTGAATCAGAAAGCTGTAAACTTCTACTTGCCAAATCATTTAAATCAGCCGCAATAGCTACAAGCCTATCTAACTCTGTATTCAAAGCTACAATGTTAAATGCACCAGATACAGGAAAGTCAGTAGTTCTTTCTAATTCAATATCACGGGTAATAACAACAGTAGAACCACCAGTGCCACCTGTGACAGACATAGAAACAGTACCAGTAGAACCATCGCCACCCGAAACAGTGTAGTGTGTCGTGATTGTCTTAAGTGTTCCGTCAATGTAGACATTTAAATCTCCATTATCAAAGAACTCGAATGGTACTGCAAAGCTTGTTTGGGTTGCGCCCTGCGCTACTGTGTAAGAAATACGTGGTGAATTGTCTGCTATGTTAATTGTCATATCAAATCCTCATTTGAGCATAGAATATAAATCAATTAAGAAAGCTGCAACGCACAAAAAACAATTCTATCCGCACAATTAAAATCTACCTATTCCTATAGATCCTACGTTATCATCTACAGCCCTAGTCAAATTATTAGTAAAACCTTTTAACCAAAACAATTGAGCAAAAGGAAGCACTCTACCCAAATCCTTTGTTCCTTCACCAATGTTACCAGTTAAAAGATTTTGAAAACCTCTGTAATAATCTAACCCAACAGACGGCCCTGCCCCTGCAACAGCAGTAACAGCGTCAGCTATGTTTGGTTCTTGTGGGTATTTAGGTGCAATAAGACCATTAGTTATGTTAGGACCGCCAAGAGCAAGAGAAGTAGCCATAGAAGTATAAAACAAATCACTGTAAAGAGGGGCTAATCCAGAGTAATCAAATGCCCTAGCAAACTGATCTTGAAAACTTAAGTCTACATAATCAGGTGTTCTTATTTGCAAGACCATATAGCCTAATCCAAGAGCAGCGGCACTACCAATAAACTGACTTTTTATTTGACCGTGAGCAAAAGCACCCATTGTTTTATTAACAGCAGCAAGACTGTAGCTATAAAACTGAAATGGTAATCCAAGCAATCCGCTTTCTATTCTTGCATAGCCTCTATACTTGGCGTCTTCTTTCATACCAAATTTTCTAGCTACATGCATGGGAATGTAAGCAATACCATCTGTAATAATAGGTTTGTCAGCAGGAGTGCCCATTAAAATAGTATTAGCAACGCCAGATCCTAGAGCATTCCTAAATCTGTTTTGAGCAAGCTCATCTGTCCATTTATCTGAGTTTGCTAAATACAAACCAGACTGACCTTTTTCCCACTGACCACTTTGTTTAGCAATTCTATTTGCAATAGGAGCGTCAATTAAATATCTTGCTAAATAGTCTTGCTCCATCTTTGTTGCTTTGCCCTCAGAAAGCCTAACAGAGTAATCAATCAAAGTATGACTACGCATCATAGCATCAAAGTCTTTAAATATTCTTGTAAGTGGAGCTAAACCATTAAGTAAATAAAATGCGTTTTTAGATTTATCAAAGATGTTTGATCGAAGAGGATTGTTCCCTAAATCATCTACTAACCTTAAATGTACACTACCAAAAAGTATTTCTAAAGCTTCTCCTGCTATTCTTGCTTCTTTGCCGCCAAGTTTAATTTGGCTGTCTTGCATAACGCCAAACAAACCTCTTATGCTTTTACCAAGGCCATGTTCCATAATTATTTTTGCAGGTTCAGTAAGCGTAGCTATCCCTGCTGAACCTAAATAACCAAGCTGTGCAGCAGTTCTTAATACTTCAGCAGTTTTGTAATCCCAAGAACTAGGATCTCTATGTATAACAGTCCCTGCTATTCTTTCATAAAGATGCCTTTGATCTTTTAGCACAGCGTTTCTTTTTTTTTCTTTTACTCCTGCATCTATTAGATCTAGTTCTTGATCGTCTAATAGTTCATCAATAGATCTACCGCCAAACTGCTTAGAAAACTCATATCTAGACCCAGTTCTTGTTGTGTAAGCTCTCATTACTTGAATAGGATTAGTGTGTATAAACTCCAATACTTCTGAATTTGGTATATCAATCATTCGATGTTTAAAATGTTTTGATTTGCCCATGCCAAAAAACGCTTGATCAAAATCTAAAGGATCACCATTGTTTATAATCCTATCAGTAATATTTTTAACTCTAGCGTTTACATCGCTTGTTCTTGTAGACAATGCAAAAGTTTCAACGCCATCTTTTGTCATTCTTTCTACTTCAGAAGGGTTGTCCTTAAACCATCTGGCTAAAACAGTTTCAAATTTATCTCTGTTCTTCTTAATATAGTCTCTATCCCAATATCTAGGTCTAAATACAGATTCGTTTCTTGGGTTTACTTTTGGTTCTGGTCCTGCCTCATCAAGAATAGATTGATGCATTTCCATTGTTTGCTTTTGTCTTGCAATAGATCTTTTTATTGAAGCTTTTGCATCTCTACTTTTTGCTTTAGCAAGTTTCTTTTCAAGTAGATCAATTTTATTTTGTCTTTTTTTGATGTCAGTTTTATAAAAAGAGTTGCTACCAATCATACCCTCTTCTCGTAATCGAATCTCCCAATCGTCATAAAATTTATTAAGAGCAGACATTGCCCTTGACTCAAACGCATCAGAAGCTTTTTCTCCTTTAATTATTTTAGAGTCAACTCTTTCTATCCAAGACTCAAAGTCTGATCTTTTGTGCAGATAGTCCAAGGGTTTTATTGTACCCTTGCCTGTTGATTCGCCCCATATATGAACAAGGTCATCATATACTTTAACCATCTCACCATCTAGCAACTTAGCGTTCTGATGCACAGAAGGCCTTAAAGCTTTACCTGCCTTATTTGCGGCAAGCAGTATTCCAGAATCATTTGCTATTTCTAATGTTGTAAGCTTTACGCTGTCAGGAATATTTTTGTCTTGAAGTATTCTTTTCATTGGAGTTGTTACAGACTTGTAGAGCCATGAGTTCGTAAAAATACTATCAGCAATATTTAAATCTGTAGTTGCTGTAGAGGGATCTCCAACAGTATCGAAGTCAGATAACTTTTGACTCTTGTCAAAACCTTCATCTACAATTGTAGGTTTATAGGTAGGATCAATAAACTGTCTAAGGTTATTTATTTCTATTTCTGCTTCTCTAGTTGCTCTTGCTCTTCTAGTCACAGGTATAGAAATCAAACCTTGAAGAGCAGCACCAAAAACAAAAGCACTACCAACATTTATAGCAGCCTCTTGTTTTGTAGCCAAAGGGTCAAAGGGATAACGAATTGCTTCTTGTCCTGCCACAATTGCACCAGTAGCAGTACCAGTTTTCAAAGCTTTGTAAGCTACACTGCCACCTTTTATAAAAGGAAGTGGTACATAATTTATAACATCGAAAAACTCTGCGCCCATTTGCATACCAGTAGAAGCTCTTCCATAAATATCTCTTCTAGAAATATTGTCTCTTAGATCTTTTTCTAAATGCTTTAAATGTTCCATACTAGTTGCTCTAGCAAGCTCTACAGAATACATTTTTAAATCATCAGAAACATTATCAACCGCACTAAAACCATCCTCTACTTCGGGACGCGAGCCAAATTTATTGTACTCCCTAATTCTGTCTATAAGGGGATCGTATCTCATACCAAGCATAGCGCCTACAGTTTCTAAGAACTCAGGACTTTCTTGTTCTTCTACTGGCCTGTCAGGTAAATACTCTACAACAGGGAATGTAGTTAATCCATTTTTCATTATGGTAAATCCCAACCATAAAACTTAAGTATAGGAAGCCGCCTTAGTACACTATCTTCTGGGATAAAAGGTTTTGCCCCCTCTTCCCTAGCTTTTCTTTCTTCTTCTCTAGCGGCTGCTTGAATAGATCTTAACAATTGATTGTGTTTATTTTTAGCAAAATCTTGTGTCATACTAGTATCAAACATAGGCCATGTAAGCTCAGAAGAACCAAATTCATCGATCTGCCTGTCATATATTAATGGTCTTATTTCATTGTTTTCATCTCTAAAGTAAGCATAAAACTGAGGGACATCACCACCATCAAACGGAACAAGAAATACTTCTTTTGTTTGGCCTGTTACAATAGTAGATTCTGTTTCTCTTGCTTTACCACTTCTAGTTGAAAGCACAGTTTTTTGTATATACGAAATATCTTGAGGTGGGCCTAAGCTAAACCCTCTTGGAAGTTCTTGATTAACGAGTTTAACAAACTCAGCTTTCTCTTCTTCATCTGGGAAAACTATGTCTAGTGACATTTTAGAAACACTCTCACCACGAACAAATGGACTGTTAGGATCTATAACATGTTCAGATGGTTTATAGTTTTCATCAAAATAATTAGTAAGCTCTTCTATTATTTCTTGAGATGTTTTACCCATTTCAGCGTACATTTCTGCTATAGGTGCAAGATCTGCTACAACTAACGTATCTGAAGATATTTCTTTTTCAACAAACTGAACAGGAGATAATTCACTAAATACTCTATCTCTATTTATTTTTGCAGAAGGAGAATTAGCTTGTTCTTTTATCTCTAATAGTATTTGATTAGCTGTTTTTTCATTTCCAAAGTATGCTTTTCTTCGAGCAACCTCTCTTAATAAAGCTGTATCTTTTCCAAAAATATCACCAAATCTATTTACAGTACCAGAAGGACTTCTGTCATTCATTAGAACATTAGCGTGCTTAAGTAATGTATCAGCATCTACTTCTGGCGCAGTACCGCTTAAAAAGTTTTTAAGACCAGATACCAAACTTTCTGGTAATGTTATTCTTGAAAGCTGATAAAACGAAGGTGTTGTAGAATTTGGGTCAGCAGCAGAAGAAATGTCCAAGTTATCTGACATTATCTTATCCATATCTTCTCTATGGCTTATTGTTTTGTTTGTATTCCCTGCTTGAATAGTTTCATTTCTAAGTTTTATAGCATCGTTTAATTTTTTCTTTTCTTTTTCACGATCTGTTTCAGCAGTTCTTATATCTGTTTCTCTTTTTTCAAGAGTTCTTATTATTTCCTTTTTACCTTCTGGAAATGATTGAACAATTTTATTTAAAGTTTCTGCTACTTCTTTATTAGCTTTACTTAAATTTATAACAGAAGGATCTTTGCTCTTACCATCACTTTGAATAAATAAACTAATTGCATTTAAATCTAGAGAGCTAGCATTTTGAGTATTGTTAATTATTCCTTCTGCTCCTGCTAACTTAATACTATTTTCAATATTATCTTTTTCAGAATCAGTAAGAATATTGCTAGATGTAGTTATAATTTTTTTGCTAAATTTATTAAACTCATCTTCAGTTAATGAATTAGATCGTGCTGCTTGAGCAATGCTATTGCTTTCAGCTTGCAATTGTTTTTTAGCAATATAATTATTTATATTTTCTTCAGCCTTATTTCTTATTTCGCTAAGAAAACTAGTAACAGTTTCTGTCTGGTTAGAATCATATAATTTGTAAGCTTTTATATTTCTAACTACATGTTTCTGAAAAGAAGTTAATTTTTCAAAACCATCGGCATCTGTTGATATTATTGCTAATCTAAGAGAATCTATATTACCATCTCTAGCAGCTATAGTAAGGTAATTTTTCAATTCTTCAGACTTAATGTCTGTAATTAAACTTGCATCTACAGGAACTTCAGCATCTATAAATCCTTGAAAAGTATTCTGTAATCTATCTAACGTATCTAGAGAATTACTTATTGCAACATTAAATTCTATTAAAGCATCAGAGTTTGACTCAGGCTTACCAAAATTATTATAGACAGTATCTAAGCTTCCAAAAGTACCAGAGGTATATTTGCCTATGTCAGTTTCAGTTAATAGCTTAAAAGTATTATAATCTACTTTTAAGTCTGCTTTTGCAGATTCAATTTTATCTTTTTGCGCCTCTAGCAATAATCTTCTTTGTTCAAGCTCAGAATCTTCTGCTTTGCGATAATCGCCAGAAAGACTTTCTGCAAAAGCCATAACATTTTCTAAATCTTCTGCGCTTAAATCTTCAGTGTATTTAAGTATACTACTTAAATCTTCTTTATATTCTTCATCTAAATATGTTGTAACCTTACCATCAGTTCTTATTGCTAATTCAAATTGAGTTCTCTGATAGTCATTCATCATAAACTTTGGGTAAAAACCTTCTAGCTTGCCAAACACATAAGCAATTTTTAGTTCCACGCCATGTCTGTCAGCAGTTCCTTCATTAACCAAGCTTGATGCTTCAGCATCTGCATTTTTCGCAACTCTCGCTTCTATAAATGCATCAAGTTTTGTAGCGTCCTGATTTGTTTTGCCAAACTCATAGGCTGTTACTTTGTCATCTTTATTAGATAAAAGTACATGCTCCCCAAGCTTTTGCCTTTGCCTACTAGCGTTTAACTTGCCTAAAGATAGCTCTGCTTTAGCTAGTTCTAGTGCGCCCTGTTGCTGCACATAATTTGTGTATATAGTTGCTTTACCATCTTGCTCTGTACTAAATGCCATATTTTTAAGGTATTCGTTGAGAGCACCTGTAACTTTTCCAACATTATCAGGATCATCTTGGTAACTTAAAATAAGTTCATTTGTTTTTCGCTGAATATCAAGAGATACTTCATTTTGATACCTATCTAATATTACTCTTTGATATGCCTCACCTGCTGCTCTACCTATAAACTTATCATCATTTAATTGATTTAATGCTTCTGGCTTACCAGTAAGAGGGTTAATATTAATAATAGATTTTGAGTCAGTCTCAAATGCTAACTGCTCTCCCTGCTTAACTGCTTGCACACCCATTTCTTTAACTGAGGCTTGAACAATTTGATTGGCAGCCCTAGCAATATTACTATACTTTTCTACTCCACCAGTATTTACAGATCTAATGCCAACAGGGCCAATCGATCCAGTACCTAATCTTTCTCTTATTACTGGCATTAGCCTACATCCTTATTGCTACTAAAAATATTACTAACAGAGGGAGGCATATTAATAGCAATGTCAGCTAAATTAGTTAAAAAATTAGCGTTAGACATAGACCTCATTCCTGCGGCTGCATTTTGACCATATGTATATGCAGTAGCAGCTTGTGCAGCATATTTCGCTTCTGTCAAACGAGATTGCCTTTCTATATTAGCCATATCTTCGCCAACAATTTGCCTATTCTTTTTTAAGTAAGCTGCTACTGACCTATCAGAAGAAGCTATCTTAGCACTAAAAAAAGCAGTGTTTTGTTTTTCTGCGTCTAATGCCTCAGACATTCTTCTGTTAGAAACATCTATAGCTTCAGCTTTAGCTAAAAATAATTCAGAAACATATTGCCTTGCCTCTAACTCACCTATTTTTTTTCTTTCTTCAGCAGCTTCTTTTTCAGAACTTCTTTGTTTGAAGGTGCCGTAAATACTTAAACCTGCTGCTATTAAAGGTAGTACCATTAGAAAGATACCTCCGCGACTAAACCATTAACTTGTATAAACATAGGTGCAGTTTGAGTTACCGTAATCTGAGGATCTTTGTTGTACCCCAGTAAGTAGAACTCCCTTTTACCTGTGAC